GCGGATGTAAGGAAGCAAGTTATACAAGCGGTTATTGGGACCGTCATTTTATGCAGATAAGGCGGGTGTAATAGCGATGGATAAACGACTAAAAATCGAAGGTTCGGCGGCGTCACGCATGGTACAGTTAATTCGAAAGCACGGATACAATCGCGACATGTCTATCGAACTTGCAACGGTTATCACGCCACTGCCCGACTTATCTGTGCAACTCAGTTCGGACGGATTGGTGCTCGAACGCGAGGATTTAGTTGTTGCGGGAATCGTCGCAACTTACGCGCTAATTGCAGGCGACCAGTTAATCGTAATTGGCGATGATGATTCGCAGTTTTATTACGTAATAGATAAGGCGGTGGAATAATGGCACTTACACCGGAAAGCATAGACGAAGTTACCGAGCCGGAGATAACCGAGGAAGATGTCGCACCTTCGAAGACTTGGGCGATTGACTTCGAAAACGGAACATTAGACGGATTCATTGACGGCGATGAAGCCATTAAACAATTCGCATTAAAAGCGCTTATAACAGAGCGTAGCAAGTACGCAATCTATTCCGATGATTATGGCACGGAATTGCTAGATTTAATCGGCGAAGACGTTACGGCATCGCTCCTAGAGTCGGAGATTCCGAGAATGGTCGAAGAGGCGCTTATTTATGACGATCGAGTCGACAGTGTGTCCGACATCGTTTTAACGCGAGATGGCGACAAACTTTATATCTCATTCCAGCTCGTAACGGTTACGGGCGAGGAAATAACAATGGAGGAGGTGGAGATTAATGGCGTATGAGGATAAAACGCCGGACGTGATACACGCGGGGATGCTCGAAAACGTTGACCCAGCGATTGACCAGCGTGAAGGTTCCGTCACTCACGATTTGACGATGCCGGCAGCGGTTGAGATTGCGAATGCTTATATTGAGCTGGATGCGGTGCTTGCGCTAGGATTTGCGGACACTAGCGAAGGCACATACTTAGACATGCGGGCGGGCGAGCACGGACTAACGCGCAAGCCATCGGTAAAAGCACAAGGGTCCGTAACATTTACTGGACCGGATGGAACAATTGTCCTCAACGGGACTCGAGTACAAACGGAGTCAGGCATATATTTCGTGACGCTTACTGACGTAACAATTAGCGGAGGTATGTCGACAGTTAACGCAGAAGCAGAAGATGGCGGTCTAGCCGGAAACGTGGCGGCTGGGTTAATTAATGCGCTTGCTCCTGGAGATTTATACGGAGTCGTAACCGTCACCAACCCGGCTAATTTCGATGGCGGTGCGGACGAGGAGGATGATGCGGCTTTACTCAAACGTTTAAAAGATAAGGTAAGCAACCCTGTCACAAGCGGTAACGCGGCTCATTATCGCCAGTGGGCACTCGAAGTGGCGGGAGTAGGTGATGCGAAAGTCTATCCGGTGTGGAACGGAGGAGGCACCGTTAAAGTCGTTTTGCTCGATACGGAAGGAACAGCGCCTGCGCAAACGATTATTGACGCGGCAACGGCATATATCGAGGATAATCGTCCGATTGGTGCGACAGTTACCGTTGTTGGAGTGACGGAAGTTCCGATTAACATTACCGCAACTTTAACCCTTGCGGAAGGTAAAACCTCCACGGATGCTCAAACGGAAGTTAGCGCACTATTAAAAGACTATCTTAAAACGATGGCCTTCACCGACACCGTTGTACGTTTTTCGCAGATTGCGGCATTGGTACTTAACGCTGAGTCCGTTATTGATTATACGAATTTAACGATAAACGGCGGCACCACGAATATCACGATTGTAGACGGTAGCGTGGCGGTTGCTGGGACGGTGACAGTATGACGGTAGATTTAAACGGTTATTTACCACGCTTTTACGAGGATATACGAGAAGCGCAGGCCATCCTTAGCACCGACGGAATTCAAATAGACTTATTAAACGCTGATATTGACGATGTGCTTGCGCAGTTTTACGTAGATACGGCAACATGGGGGCTTTCACGCTGGGAAACGTTTACGGGATTCCCGGTTGGAAACACAAAAACTTTATGGGACGCGTTAGAAAAAAGCTCAACTAAATTCGATGATATCGAGAATAAAAGTTGGGACGCATTTGAAGCGATGTTCCTTACGGAGCTTGACGAGAGAAGGGCGGCAATTAAGTCGAGGCTTCGGGGAGCCGCGGCCGTTACGAAAGAAACAATCATAAATGTTTGTAGCGCTTATCAAGGTGGAACAGTCAGCGTGTCAGAATTTCCTTCCGAATACAAAATTATTATCGAATTTATTGATACATTAGGGGTTCCGTCTAACATTAATACGCTAAAGCAAGTGCTTGGCGAAATCATCCCTGCGCATTTAGTAATTGAGTATCACTATCGTTATTTAGCATGGAGTGACCTTGATGCATTCGGGTGGACATGGTCGGATTTGGACGCAAAACTATTAACATATGACGAGTTGGCGGTATATAAAGAGGGGTGATTAGATGGCGACAAATAAAACCGAGTTTTTAGGACTTAACGATTGGGTCGGATCTGACCCGATTAAACGCGAAGAATTAAACAGTAACTTTCGGAGTATAGACGCTAAAGTAAGCGAGCATGCGTCGTCTATGGCAGAAAGTGCGACCAAAATTAAAAATCAACGAGTTGATGTCATAGTCGATTACAAGGCGGTTGGTGATGATGTGGCGGACGATGGGACGAAAATCCAGCAAGCCATTACCGACGTATTCAACGCGGGCGGTGGTATTGTATTCTTTCCGAAACCTCCTGTTAAATATAAGTATAGTCAAACTTTATTAGTTCCCGAAAACGTATTTCTAGAAGGCATTGGAGAAGGTACAACGGGTTCTCGTTTACACTATACAGGTACATCGTGGGCAATGGTTACATCCAGTAAACACCAACGAAACTTGTTTAAAAACCTACGTGTTGACTTAAATGGAACAGGAAACGGTCTAAGAATTGGCGATGTTGCTGCTAACCTAGGTGGGAATATCCCTATTCAGCATTACTTAGAAAACATCACCTTTGAAAACATCGCAAGTGGAATGACGGCATTACAGACAAACAACGTATCCCACATTTCAATGAAGCGTGTCAGAATCGGATTTGGTTCGACTATAGGTGGAAACGCGCTAAAAATCACAGCGGATGGTGGGATTAATAGCGGAGTGTTCAAAGCAGAAGAATGTACCTTCGGACGAGTGGATGCCACAGATATTGCTATCGAAATCGACGGAAGTGTAAACTTAGATTCTTATAACTTTGACTCTTGTTATATCGGTGGTCAACGTGTCAAAATCGGAGAAAGTACGGTGGTCCGCTCTGTTAATTTTGAAGCCTGTCACGGGGAATTTAGACTGCTTCCAGGGTCAGCACTCCCAAACATAGATGCGTTCCAGCTGTACAAAGTCTACGGCGGTTCATGGCGAGGGGGCACAATTAGCTGCTTTGGTGCGACGGGTTCTAATGCTTTTCGATTTAGGTCCGACGTGAAGAAATTCAATATTGAACCTGCGGAAGCAAACGGAGTCATGGGCGCAATTTACCTTCAAGATGCCGGAACGACTGTCGAAGGCTGTATCCTTCAGGAAGCAAACTTAACAAATGGCTCAACGGCTGTTCAGTTCAGCGGAGTATCAGATCAAAACCACAAATTTCTTGCGAAACGATTCCAAACAGAAATCATTAATGTGAAAACATTGTTTAGCGTGGACGGAGCTAATAAACAAGAATGGGGCTCACAAAGTCCAACTGCTGACTCTCCTACTACTGGATGGACTAGAGGAGACAGACGATGGAATAAAATCCCTTCTGAATTAGGTACGACAGGAAGTAAATACGTTGTGAGTGGATGGTTATGCTTAGCTACTGGGACTCCTGGAACTTGGGTTGAAATGCGAAACTTGACAGGTAATTAGTAATTTTTTATGTAAGTTATTCCAAACGTGTAAATTAAATGATACTATAGTCATATAGAATTTACATGGAGTGGTAAAATTGGGATACAGAATTAATTGGGTGGATTACGCAAAAGGCATAGGAATAGTACTGGTTGTATACGGACATGTATTAAGAGGGCTTAATACGTCGGGCATGAGTGTAAATGCTCAATTTTTCGAAGCCTCCGATAAAATCTTATATTCTTTCCATATGCCTTTGTTTTTTCTTTTATCAGGACTCTTTGTAGAAAAATGGTTAATAAAAGGAATGACAAGAGGAATCAAAGAAAAAGTGGTTACACTATTATTTCCATATTTTTTGTGGACTATAATGCAGGGTTCAATCAATGTGGTTTTATCAAAAGTTACTAATAATTCTATTTCGTGGAGCGAAGTATTTACAAAAGTATGGTATCAACCATTATGGCAATTTTGGTATTTGTATGTGTTATTTCTCTCTTTCCTAGTTTGTTATGCGTTAAGAAAATTAATATCATTAAACATTGTTTTAGTAGTATCAGCGGTATTTTACTTAACAATGCCGTATGTAGATTTTTGGGTATCGAAATCATTCATGGGGAATTTTTTCTTTTTTATTTTGGGTGCGTATTTAATGAATTTTAACCTGGATAAAATCGAGAAAAAAGTATACAAAACTAAATACCTCATTTTCTCTATTGCTAGTTTCTTGGCACTATCTTATCTTCATTTATTAAATTTGACATTACTTAACAGTAGTATATTTAACCTGATCTTAGGATTGGCTGGAATTAACCTTGTGATTACTTTTTCCGTGTATATATCAAGACAAAAGTATTTCGGATTTATAAAATACCTTGGTACAGCATCTTTGGCAATTTATCTCATCCACATTTTAGCAGCTTCAGGAATGCGGATAATTTTAAGTAAGTTTTTAGGTATAAACAATATTTCAATTCATTTAATTGTTGGTACTATTTTGGGTGTGATTCTACCTATTATTGCATTTGAGATTTCTAAGAAACTTAAAATCAGTAACATTTTCTTTGGAGGTAAAATTGTCTTCAAATCAACAAAAAATTATTTAGATAAAGCAGCTTAGCTTCGCTAATGGAACAAAGTATGACATAACGAAAAAAAGAGGACCCATCGCGGTCCTCTTTTTATTACGGAAAGGAGCGGATGAAATGCCGGATTTAACTCCAAATTTAGGGATTAAAAAGCCGACAGCAAGTGAAAACGTATCACGCGCATCATTCAACGAAAACTGGGACATTATCGACGCTGGTGTTGCGCCAAAAAATAAAGCGCAAATGGTTAAGTTAACGGGCGATGATGGCTACGTCACTGTCCCGAGCGCAACCGATTTAAATAACTTAACAACTTCCGGTTTCTATTACGGAAACAATTTAGCAAATGCGCCTGAAGGAACGGTTTACCATCGCATTGTAGTGATGATGGCGTCGTCAAACTCAGGCATTCAAGAGGCGACCACAAACGGAGGCAATCGTTACATCCGCAATATAACGAGCGGTGTATGGAGCCGATGGGTTCTTCAACTTAACGATAATGCGCCGACATGGTTCAATCTTGCGTTGCAAAACGGAATAACTGCGGCATCTTATTCGGGAGTAGCGCGCACACCACGTTATACGAAAGTAGGAAAACTCGTTACAGTAGAAGGCGAAATTAGTGGGGTATCCGGAACAACTGTTGTTATTGCTACTCTTCCAACCGGCTAT